ATCTGCTGAAGATGCAAAAGTACAAGCTATTGCAAACGCTACATGGACTGATGAAGTAAAAAAAGCATATCAAGATATGATGGATGCAGAATCAGGAACAGGTCAATAATTGATTCTCAAGAACTGCCTGGCTAATTATCTGACAATCTGATTGACACCCTAACCTTTCTCAATATCTTTTTTATAAACAAAGAGGTATTTATATGTCAGATCAGAAAGAACAAATCATTATGATGGATGATCAAGAGATTAAGGTTGCAGACCTGGATCCAGATCAACAAAGACTATATGTTCAAATCGTAGATCTAAAAAACAAACAGTCCAGGCATCAATTAGAATTTGAGCAGCTGCAAGAAGCTTTAAACAATTTTGAATCTCGCCTGGTCACATCTCTTAAAGAAGAAGAAAAAGAAGAAGAAAAAGCAGATGAAGAAGAAAGCGACAACAGCGAGTAAACCATCAGTCGCTTCTGTGCATAGCGACTTACAAGCGCATAACGCAGAATGCCATCAAAGATGGCAAGAAAACTATCGCCGATTAGAAGGAATCGAAGGCGAAGTAAAAGCAATCAATTTACAGTTAAAAGCTGCCTTGGCGGTTTTAGTGGTAGGCATGGGGTCTATATTAGCAACGCAGGTCTTTTGATGATGGCTGTCCTTTATACAGAGGAACAGTTACAAGAAGCTTACGACCTGGACAGAACTGAACGAGTAAAGTTAGGTTACCAATTCAGTACCCTGGAAGAATATAGGCCAATATACGAGAAGATTTTATCTTCGATATATGAAAATGCCTTAATGCAAGAGAGTACCGATTCTTAGCTGAACCCCACATTTTAGGTAGGTACTAAACCTTAACCTACAGTGCTGACGGCTCTTAGAATCGATTTATAGAGGTCGAAAAATGTTGAATTTATTGATAAAGCCGCTTTTCAGTCTTGCTGGCAATATTGTCGGCGGTTTGGTAGAAACCAGGAAAGCTAAAGCAAAACAGAAATTGATAAAGATAGAATCGGAAACAGCACTCATGGAAAAACGTATAGCTGGAGAGATAGAATGGGACGTGGAAGCCGTTAAGGGATCTAATGATTCCTGGAAAGATGAATATCTGACCCTGATATTTTCAATACCCCTCTTTTTGTGCTTCTTTCCTTTCACAGTTGAATATGTGGAAGACGGCTTTCGCGCCCTGGAACAAACTCCTGATTGGTACAAGTACACCCTGGGAGTTATTGTCTCTGCATCTTTTGGTATTAAAAGCGCAACCAAATTCTTTAGCAAATGAAAAACATTGGAGCCACAACAGAACTGAGAGAAGCACTCAAAAATATGTTGATGGTCAATGAGGGCGTAAAGAGTAAACCGTATTTATGCAGTAAAAACTACACCTCGGTTGGCGTGGGGAGAAATCTTGATACGGTTGGCCTGCGCGAAGATGAAATCATGTATCTCCTGGAGAATGATATCGATGAAGTCATTTCTGGCCTTAATAGAGAATTTCCAGAATGGCAATATTTGCCCCACGATGCCAGGCTAGTTATTTGCGACATGACTTTCAATTTAGGAATCAAAGGCCTTATGAAATTCAAGAATATGATCAGCTGCTTGTTGGATGAAGATTTTGAAGGTGCAGCTTACGAAATAGAAAACTCACGTTATTATTCTCAAGTAAAAAAAAGGGCAATGAGAAACATCGCCCTTCTTCTTGAGATGGATTATTAAGAGTCGATCTTTCTCATAGAAAACCTACGATTACCAACACTCTCTGCAACAGCAGGTATAACCCTCTCTGGTTTTGCCTTAATGACAGTGTTCTTCCAGGTTACTTTATGTTCACCACACACAGCATAAGTATTGTTGCCCATCTTAGCCTTAATTAATCTTTCGCTTTCTTCTATGTTGCTTTCAGCAACTTTCTTTAAAGACTTAGAAGAATTATAGGTTTCGATAGCAATTCTCACATCTGGATCCTCAGTCAAATCAACTAGGCCACCATCATCGGTTGGATGTAAAAATTGTGCATCCTCTGGCGTAAACGCAGGATAAAATTCACAATCTTTTATACGCCTATTAAAGTCAATGACTTTAGGTGTCAGGTGTTCCATTTCCCATTCAAGGTTTCTTTCAAAAACATAAACTCTGAAATCACCTCTCCAAAGAATTCCAATGACTGCCCAACTAAATTTACAGATGGACATTAAAGATTTGACTTGGATCACTCCAAGATCATCTGGCAGTTCATCAGAAACGGCTCTTTTTGAAGTTTTAATTTCAATAACGCCCTTTCCGTTTAGCCTGACAGATTCTTTGTTGTCCAGGTAAATACCCTCTTCTGGATTGTGTTCAACAACTAGGTTGTCTGCTACACCAATGCCGTCTAAGGATCCATTTAAAGGAAGATTCTCATGCCTAAAAGGTTTGGTTATTTTATCTTCAACAGATAGTAATCCTAACTCCTGGGCGGTGTGCCTTATCAAAGTATTTTCTAAAGACTCGCCTAGGCGAATATGTCTGTTATCTATTTCTTCTCTAGGCTTACCGTTCAAAGCATCGTGACATCTTCTTAAAGCTTCATTGCAACTTATGTAGGAGTTCACATTGAAGACAGAAGACATCATCGATGCCGAACATTGATAATCTTCGGTCAGTTTTCCTGACGATTTATCAAGTGTTTCCATTCGCATTCCTCGCCAAGAGTTCTATCTCATCAACAGACTGCGTGACTAGGAATGGTTCTTTGACATTCTTAAGGTACACTTTTGCAGGTGCAACATTAGAACTTATAACCGCTTCTAGTTCCTTGGGATTGAAGTGCAACTCTTTACCACCAACCTCTAACAGCTTAACCAGGGTAACTGGATTTTCTGTTTGGTTAGGTGGTTTAGGTTTCCTAGAAATTCTAGGGTATTTGCTATCATATATATTATACGAAGGTAATGATCCCATAACCTTCGTTCTAGCTGTCTTCATAGCTTTATTAGCTTCGCTATAAGTGTCAGCAAACTCAGTGCTTTTGTACATACTCATAATATTCACTCCTTTAAAAAAAGATAATAAATTATAAAAAATGCGGTTGTTGTACGGGTGTATAACACCCATACGACTACCGCGCTTAGTAAACACCGTCAATGTTAGATTCTCCGTTTTTAAGCTTGTAGTTTGCATCGTAGATACAATCTCTAGCGTGAGACACCTTCATTGAATTAGGTGCTTTTATATCAAGCACTTGTTCAAGTGCCTGGCATAAATCTTTGACCACAAAATAAACGTGGCGTAAATCTTTCATACTTGCCATGGGTATTGTTAAACGCATACATCTTGAACGTAATTTAACAGTCGGCAAGTCGTTTGGGTTGCTTGTCGTCATAACTCTCCTGGTTTAGAACGTTTTAATATGTTTTGTACCATTGTGGGATGCCATGTATTGCCGCCCATCCTGGTTGTTACACCTCTTGCAGTTAATCCTCTTGCTATGGCGCGTAGACTTTCGCCGCCTTCTTGCCGTATGGCTTTAATGTGCGGCATGACGCGCTTTGCAAAGTCATCAGCGTAGCGTTTTTTTGCTACGACTCCTGCTTTTGATAAATTTTTTAAGGTGTTCTTTGGTGCGCCCAGTTCAATGCCACGCACTCTTGCTTCTTGCAGTGCTAGTTTCGTTCTGTTGGATATTTCTATCTTGCGTTGCCTGGCTAATAAGAGGCAAGTGTCTAAATTGATATTGGTTCCCCTGCCCGTTTCTTGTAAAAAGTTTTTATCGTGGACGTATATTGAGGCGTTACCTCGGTGACTTAAATGTTCCATCAACAATGCAATGAATTCTAAATTGTTGAGCAGCTGATTTGATCTCATCAACAGTAAGGTCGCGCCCTTTTTCTTGCACATTTTTAACGCTTTTAATAATTCTTTCCTGGCTTGAACAGAATTGTCCTTGTAAGCAGCTTCACGATATATGCCATGTAAATAAAAGGATCCAATGACTTTGGATTTTAATTCTTCTAATTCACGCAGCTGCAATCTAGCATTGTCGCCGTGTATGTAGGCCACATAGTGAATATCTTCTAATCTCATTTTTCCTATAGTTTCAGCAAAAAAAAGTGCTAACAACATCAACAATATAAAAAAATTATTAAATTTTGTAAAGTCTTAGATGTCAAAGATCAAATTCAACAAAATATTCTTTGATTTTTCTGCCTATAATCTTTGGATTCAAAAAGGAGTTATATGAAACCACAACAAAACGGACATCTTGATCTTGATCAGGACGAAAGGTTTGAAAGGTTTTGTTACTCAATGTGGAAAGAATGTGTCAGGGAGAGAGCCGCCTGGAAGGAACCAACAGACATATCTTTTGAGGAGTATCGAGAGCAAAACTTTTCATCTTTAAATAAAACATACGAAACATTAATCATTAAAGGAGATAAAACAAATGGATCTAACTAATAACACTTTCATTTTCGATTCTGAAACAGATAAGAAAAAATATATTAAACATCTGGCAAAAGATAAAGCCTGGTTTAACGGCGATGGTGAGCCATTAGATATGAATTATGTATTCATTGATCCAGCCACACTAAGACTGGGTTGGTCAAAATGGGTAAACAAAGAGCCAGATTATGTATGGCAAGCTGATGTGAACGACAATTTGCCACAACCAGGAGAAGATTATAAAAAAACTTTCAGCCTTTGGATGTTTCCCAAATACGTTAAGGATAATCAAAACTTTGATCATGGATCTATGTTGTGGCAAAGAGATAGTAAAGGTGAGTTTGAAGGTTTAAAAAAAATGATGCAGCAGATCACGCAAGAACTGATGAATCCAGAATATGCAACATTATTACCAGTATTTGAAGTTAAAGAATCTGTAAGTATTTGGGAAGGAGTATCGGCCATGCCAGTGTTTGAGTTCAAAGCTTTTAAACCAAGGCCAGAAGGTTTTGTTATTCCAGATTTACCCCAAGAGTCAGGGGCGGTGATCTCTCCTAACAACTCTCCAGCTGCCCCTGACTCACCTATTGTAGACGATGAGATACCCTTTTAGATATGGATTGGGCAAAAATTGCCCCTGATATATCGATAAAGGTCTTAGGAGAACCTACCAAAAAGACCTCAACTGAATATAGGTGGGGTAGAAAGCATAGTTTGCGTTTAGATCTTGAGAAAGGTCTGTTTATGGACTATGAGAACGATCAAGGTGGCGGAGTCATTTGGTTTCTCAAAGATCATCAGGGCTTAGATCCAGACGCTTACCTGGAGCCTTATAAAGACAATGTTTTAACTGACAAGGAGAGTCCACTACCAAAAGTGCAAACCAAGGCGCAAAAAATATCTAACAAAGAAATGCACTCTCTAAAAGAAGAGTCTGATTTTTATGTGCGTTATGGCGATGATTTTTGTGTCATGCGTTTCCCTGCCGATCATAAAATCAAAATGAAATATGCGCCCTTCTCTGTCCAGGACAACGGTTGGGTAATGAAAAGGCCAGAAGGCATTCTGCCTATCTTTGTTAGCGACAAACGTCCAGAGGATTACGTCGTTATTAATGAGGGCGAAAAGGCCATGCGCGGGGCGGAAGCTATTTGGAATGGCGACGTATGTTGTTGGCATGGTGGCGTATCTAATTGGGACAAGTGCGATTGGTCGCCCCTGGCAAACAGAAAGATTATTATCTGGCCTGATGCAGATGATGTTGGCAAAAAAGTTGCATTTGATTTGCAGCAACACCTGGAGAAGATCTGTAAAGAAGTAATTGTGGTTAAGCCACCGCAACAGTTCAAAGAAAAAGATGATCTGTGGGATGCAAAGGTCAATGATTTTTTTGAGTCTTCTGAACAGTTTTTGCAGTATTGCCTGGCAAACAAAATAAAAAAAAGAGTTTCGTTTCAATTAATCCAGGCATCGCAAATCATGTCAAACCTAAAAAAACCAGAATGGCTGATTGAAAATGTTTGTGAGCGTGATTCTGTTATGGCTATATTTGGTAAACCAAAGTCAGGTAAAAGTTTTATTGCCGTTGATATGGCGGCAAGCTTGTCTTTAGGGATCCCTTTTCATGGCCATAAAACAAATCAAGCAGCTGTGGTTTACGTTTGTGCAGAGGGAAATCGCGGTATTGCACGAAGGCTACACGCCTTTCAATCTTTGCATAAACAAAATTTGACCGATGCTCCTTTATTGTTATCGACCAGGGGAGCAAGAATGTTGGACGAAAAAGATCATCAAATGTTGAAAGATAACATTGACCTTGCCCAGGATAAATATGGACAGATTGGCATGATTGTCATTGATACTTTGGCTAGATCTATGAACGGGGATGAGAACAGCACAAGCGATATGAATGCGTTTATAGAAAAGGTTGACGATCTGAAAGATTCATACAGTGCAGCAATTAATTTAATACATCATACAGGGCATGGGACAAGTCAACGTGCCAGGGGATCTTCTGCATTGCCTGGAGCGTTAGATTGGGAATACAGATGTGAGAGAAAAGATATGGGTACAGATATGTTTCTTACTCTGGAACAGACATTGGTGAAGGATGGTAATCCTATGAAACCTCTTAACTTTAAATTTGTAGAACAACGCCTGCCCTTTTTCGATGATATGTCTTCTGGTGCATTACAGATAGTTGAGCAAGAAGATATGCCTAAAGAAAGGTTATTAAGTGACAGTGAAAATGTTATCTACGAATTAATAAGAGATTACCAGGCTAAAAGTAAAGATCCTGTAAATGCCTGGTTAAGACATAAGGACATCAAAGATCTCTGCGATGTTCCTAAATCTACAATGTCTACCGCTCTAAAAAGATTGATCGATGACGACAAATTAATCAAGACAGATCTTGGTTACAAAACAAAAGAATTTGAATCAGAAGAATTTAATGAATATAAATAGAAAAGCACTTAAAGAAGCTTGCACCGATACATTCCTGGCGCTGCCTATAAATTGGTTTCTGTCGTTCAGCACCCTGGCTATTTTAATTTATTTTGGCATTTCTCAGGCTTTTTTGATGAGTATTGTGCAGGTTACTGTGCTTACCGTCTTTTCAGTTATACGAAAGTACCTAATAAGAATTTATTACTTAAAACAGGATAAAAATGTTTAGTCCAGGTTTGGTCTCATTTTGGTCTTATTTTGGTCGGCAATCTATGGTTTTTTGGTCTAGGTCGGGATGTATCTCTATACATCCGACCACCGACCAAGATCTCGACCAACAGAAAATTAATTATGTTTGAAGACGAAACTTTAAGAATGATTGAAGCAGTTAATGCTATGAAAGTGGCTTTAATTAAGGCTTACGGCGTTAAAGAACCTTATAAATTAGCTGCTTTACCATTCCAAAAAAAGTTTGTGAAAGCATCGACCAAGTATGACCAAGCCATTTCCTTTGATTCTGACGCTGAAATACAGGCTATGTGCGCCATGATGGTAAGAGCCTATAAAGCCCTGGAAGAACAACTAATCAAAGAAAACGTATCAAGGATCCCTGTCGACACCTGGATCTGTGAACATAAAGAATCGGGCAAAAAAGTCATCATTTGCGAAAAGAAAGAGCAGACTCTAAAAGTCATTGAAGATTCAGATTTTGATTACCTGGTTATGTCAGCAGAAGAACTGCTCAATACGATACCCCTAGACATCTTTGAAATCCGCCATAACTTAAAAACATCAACAATAAAAAACGTAAGACATGAGCCACATAATCAATGACAAGATTTTAGAGGATCTATATGAAGAAGCTATAGCGCAAGGACTACCTTACGAGGCTGCAATTGCTTATGCTTTAGAAAAATTTGAGGAGCTGCCAGATGGATAGCATTACTGATTTAATAAATGAAAAAGGAATTGATTACGGTGACCCGCATTATTTTTTCAGTCAATTAGCTAAAGTGTGGTCAGGTTTACTTGACCGCGAATTAACAGCAAGCGATTGCGCTGTGATGATGTTAGCTTTCAAGACGGTTCGTTTGATGAACAACGGCGATATCCAGGACACATATCAAGACATCCAAGGATATACAAAAATTGTAGAGATCTTAAACGATGTCGCAGAAGACTAAGCAATGCACTGTATGTCTGCGTCACTTAGAAAAAAAAACCGACTTCGAACATAGCAAACATAGTAAAGGAGATTTTGTTAGATCTATTTGTAGAGTCTGTCACCAGGCACAACGCAACGCTAATATCAGCAAAACGCCAAAAAAATACTTAAAAGCACTGAGCATATCTTTGAAATCATCCAGGACAACTGGGCTAAAAAGTTTTGAATGGGACATAGAACACGATTACATCTATAGGCTTTGGGAAATGCAAAACGGTAGATGTGCCATGACTGGCCACCCTATGACCTGGTATAGAGGTGTCGGTGGCAGTAACTATAACGCAAGCATCGACAGAAAGGATCCAGGACAAGGTTATGTTGTCGGTAACATCCAATTAGTATGCAACGCAATCAATTTTATGAAAGGCACATTAACCGATGCAGAGTTCATTTGGTGGGCAAGATCTATAACGCTCAACAAAGATAGCTTTACAAATGACGATGATTAGTGTTGTAAAGAATCAAATACAACTATTGACAACTTTACAGAGAGCAATATTTTTAAATAACTAGATGTTAAAGCATTGTTGGAGACCTAATGTAACTCACTCCTATAGTTCATTCTAAAACTCAGGTCTCCAACTCCTAGCTAATAATATATGAGCAGAAAAATAGATAACCCCGAATACAGAGAAAAAGTTAAATCAATGGTTGATGCAGGCATGAGCAGTCACGATGTAAGTATGCGATTAGATTGTCACCCTTCCACTGTTCGCAAATGGTGTAAGGAGTTTGGTTTTGAACTCAAAGCTAAATCATGCTGGCGTGCTTATGGTAATAAGCGCAAAGGTTAGTAGTGCAACTTGATATCTCTCACGACATACAAAAGCTGACCAGGAAGCTTGATTATGTCCAAAAAGCACAGATACCGTTTGCTACATCAAGAGCATTGAACGATGTTGGTTTTCACATAGCTGCAAGTGATAAAAACCCTAAAGGATTTAGAAGATCAGCTGATAGAAGGTTTGAAGGCGGTGCAGAAAAATACACAAAAAGCGGATTCAGATATACCAAGTCTTCTAAAAAGAATTTGAAAGTAATTGTAGGGATACATCCTGACAGAGAAGATTATATGACCTTACAAGTAGAAGGTGGAATCCGAAAACCAAAAAGGACATACGTACCAGTCTATAAAGAAGTCGACTTTAACGAACATGGAAATATAAAAAGATCAACGATAACAAAAATAAGGAAAGGTAAAAATATTTTCAAAGGTGTTCCTAAAAATCAAAACTTGCCACGTGGTATATATGAGAGACATCAAAATAATACAAGAATAAAACCTCTTGCTTATCTTAAAGATACCACGCGCTACAAAAGCAAATATCCTTTATATGCAATAGTCAAGAACAACGTCAGATCTAGGCGTATAGGTTTTGCAGACAATTTTAAAAGACGTTTGAAAGATGCCTTGCGCTCAGCAAATTAATAGGTTCTTTGTAGCTATTTACACTGTGGGTGATTGCGTGGCGCAGTGTTTTTTTAGACTCAGGCCAAAAATGTTTAGTTAAATTTTAAATGGCCAAGAAAAGAGAAGTCATATCGGTAGATCCAGAAAAACGTAAAAATAAACGTACTTCTATTGGATCTAGTCGTAATTCTTACCCAAGAAATAAGCATAAACGCAAACAATACAAAAAATATCGTGGACAAGGCAGATAAACCTAAAAAATTAGTCACAAACAAAGAATTAGCAGTGCATTTAGATCTATCAGCACCGTATATTTCAACTTTGATGAAAAATGGGATCCTGCCTGCACAAAAAAGCAGAGAAGGCGTAGATATTGATCATTGCCGGATTGCTTACATAAATTACTTGCGATCCAAAGCTAGATTACATCTGAAAGATGGATCAGGAGATATAACAGAAGAACGTCTGCGCCTGGTAAAAAACCAAGCCGATCAAAAACAGTTAGAAGTAGCAGTTATGGCTGGCAACCTGGTAGATGCAGAAGACGTTATTTCAACCTGGCAAAACATGATAGGTAATTGCAGAAGTAAGCTTTTGAACATTCCTGCAAAGATAACGCATCAAGTTATTGGTTTAACTGAGTATGCGGAAATTGAAGATTTAATTACTAACGAGGTACATGAAGCATTAAATGAACTTGCAAGAGATCCACTCCCAGAAGCAGCTAAAAAAGATCTGGGAGCAGTCGATTCTGACGTTCCAGGCTCCGAAGCGGCTGAAGGTTAGTGATTGGGCTGATAAATACAGAGTTCTGACTAGTGAATCTAGTGCAGAGAGTGGTAATTGGCGCACAAATCGTGCCGAATATCAAAGAGAAATGATGGATGTCGTAAATGACAGATCTATAGAGGATGTTGTCATTATGACGGGAGCGCAAATAGGTAAAACTGAGATCCTGGCCAACATTGTAGGATTTCATATTGCACATGATCCAGCTCCTATCCTTTTTGTCATGCCATCTTTAGAAATGGCTAGATCCTGGTCAACACAAAGATTTGCCAAGATGATTGCAGCTTCGGATGCACTCAAAGATAAAATCAAAGATACAAAATCCAGGGATAGCGGCAACACGATACTTTCCAAAAGCTTCCCAGGGGGATTTATTGCCATGACGGGATCTAACAGTCCTGCATCGTTAGCATCCAGGCCATGTCGCCTCGTGCTTTTAGATGAGGTAGATAGATACGTTCCCACCGCAGAAGGAGACGCTGTAAATCTTTCAAAAAAGAGAACATCTACGTTTTGGAACCGTAAAATCATTATGACATCAACGCCAACGGTAGATGGTGCATCCAGGATCCAAGATGCCTGGGAAAAATCAGATAAGCGTCATTATCATGTGCCATGTCCCGAATGTAATCAGTTACAAAAATTAGAATGGGCAAACGTACATTGGGATGATGATGTCGAAGCACACATGGTTTGTATTCATTGCGGATCTCTCATAGAAGAAAAAAATAAAGTGTGGATGATTCGTAACGGTAAATGGATTGCAGAAGAAGAGACTTACAAGACAGCTGGATTTCATTTAAACGAATTGTATTCGCCCTGGCGTTCCTGGAGTGAAGTTGTCGAATCTTTCCTGGCCGCAAAAGAGCATCCAGATCAGTTAAGGGTTTGGGTCAATACATCTTTAGGTCAGCCCTGGGTTTCTGATGGCGAAGAAATAGAAAGCGAATCTTTGCTCAATCGCAGGGAAGCTTACGATGCAGAAACCATTCCAGAAGATGTAATTTTATTAACTTGCGGTATTGACTGTCAGTCTGACCGAATAGAAGCAGTTGTTTTAGGTTTTAGCGCAGAAAATCAGCTTTATGTCATACAACACCAGGTAATCTGGGGAGATCCAAATCAATTAGAGGTTTGGAATGAATTAGATGAATATTTGAAAGGAACATTTAAGACAGAAGACAATAGAAACCTAAAAATTACGATAACTTGTATTGACTCTGGTTACGCAACACAAAATGTCTATGCTTTTTGCAAGCCAAGACAAGGCAGAAGGATCTTTGCTATCAAAGGTAGTAGCACGCCTGGCAAAGCGATAGCCAACCGCCCCACCCAGTCAGGAAAACAAAGAGTACAGCTATTCCAAGTGGGAACAGACGCGGCAAAAGACCTGATTTTTTCATGGTTAAATGTCGATGAAGTTAAAAATGGTTATATTCATTTCCCCAATTCTGTTGATGAGGAATTTTTCAAACAACTTACTGCTGAAAAACGAGTTGTAAAGTATTACAAAGGACAAAAACGCCTGGAGTGGAAACAAATCAGAGAAAGGAACGAAATTTTAGATTGTTTTGTCTATTGTGTGGCCGCTTATTACATTTTGTCACCGAAAATGGATGTTCTAAAAGAAAAAGCTATAACTGATGGATCAAGTGGCTCAAAAAAAAGACCCAAGAGAGCCAGGCAAGTCAAAGGTCAAGGTTTTGTTAATTCTTGGCGTTAGATTGCCTTTTA